GCTAACTTCAACACCACCTCAGACGCCACACTCAAGACCAACGTAGAGACGCTCACAGGCTCTCTGGATGCCGTTAAGTCCCTGCGTGGTGTATCATTTGATTGGCTAGAGAATGGCAACTCAGAGGTCGGTGTAATCGCTCAGGAGGTGGAAGCAGTTCTACCTGATGTAGTCAGCACTAACGCCGAAGGCATTAAGTCAGTGAAGTACGGCAACATGGTCGCTGTTCTCATCGAAGCAATGAAAGAGCAGCAGCTTCGCATTGAAGCCCTCGAACTTAAACTAGGAGAATAATTATGGCTGTAACATTTACATGGTCTGTAGCAAACCTTGAGCGCACAACAGCAGACGGCGGTGTGACAGTAGTCCACTGGCGCTGCGATGGCGTGGATGGGGAGGTTACGGTTGGTCAGTACGGCACAACCTCATGCAGTCCTGACGCATCTGCATCTGACTTCATTGCATTTGCTGACTTAACTCAAGCCAACGTGCTTGCTTGGGTCTGGGATACAGTCGTCCGTGCTGACGTTGAAGCAAGCATTACGGATAAGATCAACGCTGAGTTGAACCCAACGTCAACTGCTGGGCTTCCTTGGTAATCTAAACGCTAATAGTGAAGGAACACGAAGATGGCGATTAAAGTTAATGGTACTACGGTTATTGATGATAGTAGGAACCTTGTAAATATTGTAAGTGGGGCGGGTGCTAGTACAACCTTCGGTGCTGTTGGGACTTATACATTAGCTGGTGATGCTACATACACCGCCAGTATACAAAATGTTTTGGCTGGAGGGACTTTTGCTGGTAGCGGCCTTACACCCATAAGCCTTAGCTCATCAAATTTTACGAATATTAATGCTCACAATGATCCAAGTAGCGGAAGTTTCGGTGCTTCTGCTAATGCAACCGTTACGTTATCTGGAACTTGGAGAAAAATGACCCCTACATATACAACCCTTTATATGGGCGGCGACACCACTACCAGACCGGGGCCAGTTTCTATCTGCGTAAGGACAGTATAATGAGTATTACAATCACAGAAGTACGCAACGCACAGTCACTACAAGCAAACAATGCTCGTATGGACATAGAGATTAACCACCCTGATTACGGATGGATACCGTACACGTTAGACCTTGACGACACCGACATGACGGTCAACAACGATGAAGTCATGGCTCTAATCGGTACAGACTTCGCAGCCTACGTTGCACCTACTCAGGCAGAGTTGGACGCATCAGCAGTAGCACAGGTACGCAGTAAACGTAACAACATCCTAGCGACAGTCGTTGACCCTCTGGTGTCTAACCCACTTCGCTGGGCTGACCTAACGCCTGACAAGCAAGCTGAGTGGTCACAGTACAGGACTGACCTACTGGGCGTACCACAGCAGGCGGGTTTCCCTAACACAATTACTTGGCCCACTAAACCGGAATGAAAACCATACCTATAGATAAGCAAGCACACTTCCTAGCAGGGGCAGCAATAGCCTCTACAGTGTGCCTGTACTCTACACCCCTATTAGCCATCGTAGCTTGTGTCGTAGCTGCTGTAGGTAAGGAACTATATGACGCCACTGGGCGAGGTACACCAGATGTATGGGATGCCGTAGTAACAATCTTAGGTGGTACAGTTGTACTGCCATACATCTTTTTAAGTTAGAGGATACTAAACAATGACTAGAGCAAGAAACTTAGCTGATCTAGCTGACAGTGCCAGCGTCTTAGATGACGTAACGGCAACTGCTGCTGAGCTAAATCTATTAGATGGCAAAGCATTCCTTGATGAGGATAACTTCGCAAGTAACAGTGCTACTGGTATCGCATCTCAGCAGTCCATCAAAGCATATGTGGATGGTATTACTACAACCAACGTAACGGCAACTGGTGCGCTCGACGGTGGTAGTATTACCTCTGGCTTTGGTAACATAGACAACGGTGCATCTACTATCACAACTACAGGCGACATCACTGCAGGTAACTTTGTTACATCTGGTAATGTAGATGGACGTGATGTCTCTGTTGATGGCACTAAGCTAGATGGCATTGAGGCTAGTGCTACAGCAGATCAAACTAACGCTGAGATTAGAACAGCGGTAGAAGCAGCAACCGATAGCAACGTATTCACAGATGCAGACCACACTAAGCTAAACGCCATTGAGGCTTCGGCTGACGTTACTGATGCAACTAATGTAACGGCTGCTGGCGCACTGATGGATAGTGAAGTCACTAACCTTGCACAGGTTAAGGCATTCAGTGCAGCCGACTACGCTACAGCGGCTCAAGGTACGCTTGCAGCAAATGCTCTGCCCAAAGCTGGCGGCGCTGTGACAGGTAACGTGACCTTTGGTGACTCAAATAAGATTGTCATGGGGGCAGGTTCAGATTTAGAGCTGTATCACGATGGTGGAAATAGCTTTGTTGATGAAGTTGGAAATGGCAGGTTATACATTAGAGCTTCTGATGGCATTTTTCTGTCAACACCTAGCAACGCTTTATATTTGTCTACATACGACACAGGTAACGTATCTCTATATCACAACGGCGTAAAGAAATTTGACACGACCAGCAGCGGTATCGATGTAACAGGCACAGTCAACGCAGATGCTCTCACGGGTATCGGTAGTATTGATGCGACTACAGCAGCGTCGATTACGGCGGCGGGCGTAGGCGGGTCTACGCTGGGGCGTAGTTGGTATAGAGCATATGATACTGCGGGTGGATCAACTGATTATAGGGGTGCTGCTACTTCAAGCAGCAAGGTTATGATTGGAAAAGGTGGTGCGGCACCTATTATTAGCACTGACGGAATAAGGTTTTCTGCGGCAGGAAGTGGAACCACATACCCTTATTCAATACGCGTTCTTGCGTATTCTTCGAGTTTAGACATATGGGTAGCAGGCTCCTCAAATGGTAGAATTGCCTATAGTTCAAATGATGGAGCAAACTGGACGCTAGTAAATACTGGAACAAATGCTGACCATTATGGCTTGCATTGGAATGGATCAATGTTTGTTTCTGTTTCAGAGGCCAGTGGAACTATATACAGTTCTACAAACGGCACATCTTGGACATCACGCTTGACTACATCTACCGCCATAAAGGATGTCACATATGGAAATGGAAACTGGGTGGCAGTCGGGGCTTCTAGCACCGTTTGGTACTCGTCGAATGGCACATCTTGGAGCACAACAAGTACGGGTGTCCCAAGTGGGCAAACGTGGAATGCTGTTCACTATGCAAATGGTTATTTTGTTGCTTGCGCTCCCGGTGGGCAGTCTATGTACTCAACAAATGGCACATCTTGGACTGGGTATTTCGGTCCTAGCAGTGTTGTTCAAGGCGGTATTGATTATATAGGTGGTGTTTGGGCATGCGGCGGAAGCACCAACGGGATTATATCATTTTCAGAAGCACACAACGGGCCTTGGAGGGAAATCCCGCAAGCTGCTGGGTTTTCAAATAGTGTCAACACAGCACTTTCAACCAGTGTGGGTGGGCAGAAAATTATTTTCCCGGCAAGTAATGGAAACATTACTTACAGTGTTTAATGCAAATAATATAACGCAGTAATGATATAAAGGTGAGCTAAATGATAAACTTTGGTTTAGAAACAGTAAAACAAATTCTTGAGTTTAAGCTGTCTGAAGCAGAAACAGCGGAACAGCTTCGCTATTTGCGGGACAGTTCACTAGAAAAGACAGACGTATGGGCGCTATCAGACCGTACAATGTCTGACGCCCAGACAGCCTATCGACAGGCGCTGCGTGATGTTACTGCACAGGATGGTTTCCCGACTAGCGTAACGTGGCCTACTAAGCCGGAATAACTAAATGACACATGTAACCTTGACACCAGATGAGCTAGAAGCTATGCTAGATAGAGCAGCTAAGCGTGGGGCTAAGTTAGTCCTGCGTGAGCTTGGCTTGCATGATGAGTCTGCCTCTATAGACATACGCGAGATACGTAGCTTGCTTGATACATGGCGTCAAACACGTCAGAGTATATGGAATACATTTATAAAGATAACAACCATTGCTGTGTTTACCTTCATCGGGATGGCAATCTGGATGAAACTAGGTAACTAATAAGGACTATTATAATGGCTAAACGATTTGCAGGTTTCACTCCTGAACAGCTAGGTAAGATTATACCTGAGATGCAGGGTATGCAGGCTGATGAACAGGCGCTCTTCTTGGCATCAAAACCAGGAGCCTCTGCATCTGAGCGCATAGCCAAGATGGCTGAAGCTGCACAGAAGCGCATTGGTATGGCTTATGGTGGCATGGTAAAGAAGCAGGGTTATGCTGTTGGTGGTACTGTAGATCCACAAGCTAAGCTAGATGCATCTCAGCAAGGTATAGTTACAGCAAACCAAACCGTACAGGATGCTATTGCTGCACAAGCAGCAGACCCAGGGAATGCAAACCTTGTGGAAGCCGTAACAAAAGCACAAGCATCTGTAGGTACTGCACGTCAAAAAGCTGCATCAGCATATAGTGACTTCAAGACTACAGAAATACCCACTCCTGCTGAGTTTACTGCTAGTGCAACACAAGACCCTAGTTCCATTACAAAGACAGCTGATGTAGTTAACATAACAGATGCAGATAAAAAAGCAGGCCAGATTACCACAGGAACAGGTCAAATCACTGGTGGCGCACCAGAGGTAACTACTGAAACTGCTGCAACTGCAGGCGGTGTAGCTGCCCCAACTCCACAGGCTGCAGTAACATACACACCTCTCTCTGTAGAGGCTACAACACAGGATGTACTTGACCGCCTTGAGGCTGCTACAGGCAAGCCCAGTGATGAAGCTCTCGTAGACGCACAGTCAATGTCACCACAGGATCTAGCTCAGCTAGGCCTCAGTGCCGCACAGCTTTCAGAAGCACAGAGAGTACAGTCTGTTGCTCCACGCACTGTTCAAGCAGGTGAGATGATTGAAGGCTCCACGGTTGATATGACCCGTGTTAAAGCTGAAACTAACTTTGCTGCTGCTACAGGTGCACCATCTACGGATGCTACTGTACAGGGTCAGCTTACTAGCCTTATGGAAGACTTTGAGGGTAACGATCCTCCTGCATGGGCGGCTGGTGCTATGCGTGCTGCTACTGCAACAATGGCTGCACGTGGCTTAGGTGCTTCCTCTATGGCAGGGCAGGCTATTGTCCAAGCGGCTATGGAATCAGCAATGCCTATAGCTGTACAGGATGCACAGACATCAGCACAGTTTGAATTGACTAACCTTAGTAACCGCCAGCAGACAGCTATGTTCGCTGCAGAGAAACGCGCTGAGTTCCTTGGACTAGAGTTCAACCAGAACTTCCAGACACGTGTAGCTAACTCAGCAAAGATATCAGAGATTGCTAACATTAACTTTACTGCTGAACAACAGGTAGCTCTTGAGAATGCACGTATGGCTCAGTCTGTAGACCTTACTAATCTTACTGCTGCTAACGCTAAAGTAATGGCAGACGCTGCAGCTATGACACAGATGGATCTCACTAACCTGAACAACCGTCAACAAGCGCAAGTACAGAACGCTAAGTCATTCCTAGACATGGACATGCAGAACCTTGCTAATGATCAGCAGACTACAATCTTTAAGACACAAGCTATGACTAATGCATTACTATCTGATCAGGCAGCTGAGAATGCCTCTAAACAGTTTAATGCTTCAAGTGAAAATCAAACAAACCAGTTCTTCTCTAACTTGTCATCACAGGTATCTATGTTCAATAACGAACAGACTAATGCTATGAACAAGTTTAACGCTGGTGAAACTAATGCAGTACTACAGTTTAATGCAGCACAGAAGGCTGCTCGTGATCAGTTTAACTCTAACAACGGTCTAATTGTAGCACAGGCTAATGCTGCATGGTCACAGGCCACTACAACAGCTGAAACTGCAGCACAGAACCAAGCAAACCGTGATGCAGCTATGACTGAAAATGAATACACCATGACAGCCTACAATAATGTCATACAAGAAGAGCGTGACTTAATAAGTTACGCATTTAGTGCTGCAGAGGGTAGTGCTGACAGGGATGTACGTTTGCAGATTGCAGCTATTCAAGCAGAAACTAGCGAAGCTGGAATACAGGCGCAGGTTGATACAGCACGAGGTCAAGGTACAGGTAAGCTCCTAGCTATCTTTGCAGACAAGGCCTTGGAGTGGGCCTTCAGCTAATTGGTTAATAATAGCAGATACATTTGGGTAACAACAGGTATAATAACAATGGCACTTTTATCACAGTCACAGCAGGATAACATCTTAACAATGATGTCACGTCTTAAACAGCGTGCAGCAGAAGCACAAGAGATATCTATAGAACCTGCAAAGGCACCTAAGGGTGTGTTCAATAAACCAAAAGAAAACCCACGACCAGCTTCGGGTGATGATATGGTTCTTAATGTTGTGAACCGCCTACGCCAGAAAGCAGATGTAGCTATGGCAGAACAGAAGCCCATAGAAATGGGAAGCTATGATGTGACTGCACTTAGTATTCCTACATCTCAAGATAGACCCAATGGACGTTCTTCTTCTGTAGCAGAGAGCTTTGTAACTAAAGTGTCAGATAAGGTGTTTGGTACAGGTGATACAGAAGATCCTGTAGTGGATGCAGACGCTATTGATTCTGCTGTCACTGAAGCTGTTACATCTTCTGACAGTGGCTTGATGTCCCGCCCAAAAGCTAGGCCCTTTATTACACCAGAGAAATATAAGATAGCTGTAGATGAGATGTCAGATAGAGAGATGCTGGCTCGTACTATTGAGGCAGAGGCCGCAAAAGAAAAGTATAATGGCAAGTTAGCCGTAGCTGCTACAATAGCTAATAGAGCAGCTTCAGGTAACTTTGGCGGAGATATAAGGGGTGTTATACTTAAAGTAGGTCACTTCTCACCTTGGAATACGTATACAGGCCACGCAGAGGGTAAGCAGGGCAAAGATATGACTAAAATGAAGGCTAGTGAAGACTCTTATAAAGCAGCAGATGCTATTCTATCAGGGGACTACACAGACCCAACAGGCGGTGCAACTCACTATGTAAATGAAAAGGTAAATCAACCTTCATGGCTGACTAAGGGTGGTGTTGGCGATGTTGGCATGAAGGGTCGTGCTAGAGGTACTAAACAAATAGGCAACCACTTGTTTGGTAATGCAGATAACAACGAGGTCTATGACGGACAGGCTTGGGCTAAGATGATGGCAGATATGGCTACTTCCCCAAGACCACAAAAAAGACCAGACACTCAGGTAGCAGGTAACTAATGTTTGGTCTTCCCCTAGAACTTATCACAATGCTTTTCTCTACCATACTAGGTGGGGTCATGTCTATGTGGGGTCAGAACACTAAGAACAAAGCTGAACAACAGAAGATGATGATTGGTGGTATGCAGGAAGCCAGAGAGCATGGCAAGACTGACGTACACTTTGCATGGACACGTAGGATCATTGCTCTATCTGCAGTATTTGCTATTATAGTATTGCCAAAGATGGTGGCTGTATGGTATCCTGAGGTCAGCGTTATCGTAGGCTACACTGAAGTAAAGGGTGGCCTATTTAACTGGCTCTTTGGTGGTGATGGCACAGTACAGTGGCAGGCAGCACGAGGCTTCGTAATTACACCCCTAGACACACACATAGTTTCAGCCATCGTAGGACTCTACTTTGGCGCTGGATTTACAAAGTAAGGTATTACAATGGCTACTAAACCAACACAATTCGAGGGGCCAATTCCAGGTCAGTCTCTAACTACTGAACCCAAGAACGTACCTTGGGAGCAGCCACCTCAGTATGCTGATCCTATGGATGCTTTAGAGATGTACATGAAACGTCTTGGTGATCCAGAGGCTCAGGATGAGTTAATTGATATGCTGGACATTGGTATTCCTATTAGTATTGTTACATCAACAATGTTGTCTCGTGGTGTTATGGATGGTATGCATTCTGTTGATACTAAAATCCTATTGAAACCTATCCTAGCAACACAGATCCAAACGATAGCGGATGTTGTAGGTATTGAATACAAAATTACTATGGCTGACTATGGTGACATGGAAATCGTTAAAGAAGATCGTATGAAGCGTAAATTCGCTACTAAGCTAGAGCTTGCTATTGCTAAGGGTGATGCAGAAGATCCCGGCGTACAGATGCAGCAGGATGTTGTAGAGTTGATGGGTGAAGATGAAGAGATGGAAAGCCCTGAGATTGAAGCAGTAGAAGAAACACAAGAAGATATGCCTATGGGCATCATGGCAAAGGAAGTTTAATCATGGCAATCACTGGTGCATTTGGTGCAGGACTTATAGGTGGCTTTGGTACTACCCTAGCTGGTAAGATTGAAGACCGTACAGCAAAGCAAGAGAAGTATGAAGATCTAATGATCGACTCCGCTAAAGCTAAGGCACCTAAGTATGCGGCTACAACTGCTGCTTACAACAACACTGTGACTAGAGCTAAACAGCTAAAGTCTGAGTTTGGTTTCTCTGATACAGAGATTGTAGGTATTGCAAGTAAGTACGACATCAATAAGATCTACAACGACATGTTTGAACTAAAGGCTCAGGCAAAAGCAAATGGCACTGAACTAGGCTTTGATAAGAGCCTCATCTTGGGTTCACTTAATCTGCCTGCAGACACTATGCTACCAAAAGGCATGACTATGGAGCAGGGCTTACGCCAAATCGCTTTCAATACACAGGCTAACCTAGACAAGAGCGACAATCCTAAGTCAGAAGTATCTCGCAGGAGTGCATTTGGTAAAGCTTTGGGTGAGATGTTTGCATTCAACCCTAGGGCAACAGCCACAGATATGGTTAAAGGTATGGAGATTGCTGGCTTTAGCGGTGAAGAGATTATGGCTTGGAGTCCAGAAGCTGGCCCCGGAGATGTTTTCCCTGAGATATCTGCTGGACCACTTTCACTACCTGACCAAGACTACAAAGCTACAGATCTTAAGACAGTAACAAATAACACTCGTGTATCCTTTGCTAGACAGTTTGATCTTATTGATGAGGCTGGTAATCCACTGACGCTTAGCAAGCCTATGGCTACTGCATTTGGTGAAACTAACTCTGCAGCAGCATCGGCAACGGCTGGCCTTCTAATTGATGATGCTGCAGCTGCAATGGCACGTATTGACAGGAACTTGGCCTTCAAGGGTTATGCTAGTGGCTTTGGCAATATAGGCCTACGTGAAGACACCCGTGGACGATTGCGCCGTATGATTGACACCCCAGCTGAACTAAAGCAGTTCGTTGAAGCTGAGAAGAGTGGTGCTATAACTAAACTGCTTTTGCAGGACAGTGGAACATTTACTGATACACAACTTGAAGCTGTACTGTCAGGTAAAGATCCTAATGCAATAACTACAGATACTGTAAGTGATGCAACTAGTGATGCAACATCTCTTGTATTAGACAGTGAAGCAGCTGCTATAGCAGAAGCTATTACACCCGAAACTGGGGGTGACACTGGCACAGGTACAGGCTCTATTAAACCTGCTGCTGGTTCATCTAACTTTCCTGGTGGACGCTCTCTACTTGATACTATCGTAGCTAATGGGTCTGAGACACCCGCTGTTGGAGAGCCACCAGAGTCCGTTGATGCTGTTACTGCAACAGTACCTGATCGTAGTTCTATGGAGGCTAGATTTCAGAAATGGGTTGCACCTCTGATGACTCCAGCAGTTGATCAAGGTCTAGTATCAGAAGTTGGCATGGATAGAATACCAAAGGATGACAGCTGGAAGAATAGTTCCTTCCTATTACCGGAGGACGCTGAAAAACTCTCAAAGTCTGTTATTGCTGGTGAAGTTACTGGTGACTTTCTACAAGAGGTATGGGATAGGGGCAACACAGACTTTGGTGTAGCCATTGATATTGGTAATGCAGGTCTTTCCTATGGCCTTGCCTCCGTTATAGACTTTGGTAGAGGTGTACTTGGAGCAGACTCTGATTCTACCTCAGGGGATTGGTCCAACAGCCTTAAAGATGCGGGTGCCTTCTACTCACAGAGAGCCTCTGACATTGCTACTATGGGGTGGAAAGATTATGTAGAAGCTCAAACTGAAGTAGAAGTACCTGAAGCTGTTTTAGCAGAAGTCAAAGGCGGGTTTGATACAGAAGTATTTACAGCTAGTGGCGTTAATACAAAAGATGGTAAACTCTCATATGAAGCGTTTGCTGGTTTTGTACCAGACTTTCCCGGTGATGTACCACCTTCCTTAAGGACTCAACAAACGGGCACTTCACTACCAAGTAAAGTAATGTCTACTGTAGAATCACTGATGGCACCTACACGGGGTCTTATGGAAATGGAGATGCCTTCCTCAGAAGAACTTCAGGCTGCTATAACAGAGCGTACAGGACAGATACCAAAGGACTATAAGAGACAGATAGTAACGTCTATCAATTCCTTTAATGAAACACTTAAAGATTTTGAGGACTCTGTAAACGTTTTTGTACCTAATGCCATTGATGCTGTATCTTCTGCAACTCTGTCGGGTGTTGATAACATAAATGACAGGCTTAAAGCCCTTGAGACATTAGTAAATGAAACTATGGATGCTGAAGTTGATAAACGTGTACCTGCCTTTAAGGAGTTGCAGCGCCAGTTTGGTGAGCTAACCTTATTCCCAAGTAAGAAGGAAGGTACAATAGATACAGGGCCAAACACAATAACTGATACTCAGTTTGACACTGATGCAGCTGTTCTTGAGTTCTTTTCCCCTGAGAGGAATGCAGTACGAAAGCGTATAATACAAGACCTGTTAGGTATAGAGACAGAAGATACAACACCTCTACCGGAGCCTGAAGTATCGCCTAGTATCATGTCTAAACCTGTTGACACTAGCAAGAGAACTGGTACAGTATCAAAGCCTACTACAAGTATGACACAAGATCCTGCTATTGAGGTAGAAGCTCTTGTAGCAGAGGTAGAGGATAAGTTCTGGATTAAGCCTAAAGATGCTGTAACAAATACATATGAGTCAGTATTCTTGAAGGCCTTAGTGCAGAATAGGAAGAAGCCTCTCTCATTCAAGACAGAGAAAGCTGCAGAAGCTTGGGTTAAGAAGAACTTCCCAGATAACAAACTGAAGTCTAGTGAAGCTCGTAACCTTATTGTAACACTTGCTGCACGTTTCCCTTCTAAGTAAAGCCAATCGGAGCTACAATGGACTATTATACCCCAGAGAAGATGCAGGGTAAGAAGGTTTCGGATCTAAAGATGGACCGTAACTTCCTTTCAGATGCTGTAACATTCCTTAAGAGTAACCGGAAGGGCATGACTGACGAAGAGCTAAGCAAGTATACACCAGATGATGTTGTGGATGAGGTTCTAGAACACTTCCGTATGGGTACAATGAATGAAGTCACTATGGCTAAGGACTTGTACTTTGTGAATGATGAGCAAGCCCCTGAGACTGACCGTCAGGCCTATGGGCGATTACTGTTTAGTTTTGACAACGCAGAGGGTGAAGGCCTTTTAGATCGTGGTGGTGAAAAGATATACGACTATGCTAAAGGTATTGCCACTGCCCCATCCACCTATCTCTCTGTAGCTGCTGGCGCATTTACTGGTGGCGCTGGTGGTGCAGCTGTACAGGCTACAAAGCTTGGCGCTCATCAGGCTGTACGTAAGGTTGCTAACAAGCTGATTGGACGATCTGTTATGGTTGGTGCTCTTGAGGGTACTATGGCGGCTGGATCTCAGCTAGGCCTAGAGCGTATCAAGCAGTCAGCAGGTAAAGAGATTGGTGAAGACTATGATGTTAATATGGGTAATGTTGCCCTTGCTGGAGGTATTGGTACAGTTATTGGTGGGGCTGCTTATGCTATCCCTGCTATGCGCCGTAATAAAGCGGCCCACCGCCTAGTTGATACTCTTGATAAGGGAAGACAGGCTAACGTAGCAGCACTACAAACAGCTAATGCTAACACTGAGACTACTATCAAGAAGGCTCTATCTACAGCAGAGGGCAAGAAGAGGATGACATTCACTACGAATAGGCTCCTTAAAGCTATTGACCCTGCGCTTGTTAAAGAGGGCATGGCAGCTAAGTACGACATCCTTAGTGACACGCTCCCTGATGGACTTATAGGTGGTCTTGAGCGCTCTACTCTTAGGCGCATTACTGCTGCCTCATTTGAACTGTCTAAGCAGCTTAACGTAAAGCCTGAGTCAGGTCAGCGTATTACTGAGTTGCTTGCTAAGACTATTGATGAGAATGGTAGCAGCGATATCTTTACTACGATTGCATCTGACTTTGGTTTAAGTAACCGTCAACTCTCTGCAGTGTATGCAGCAGAAGTATCAGAGGCTGCTAAGATCCTGGCTGATCAGTCTAAGCTGGTTCGCAAGGGTGGCGCTAAGCTTGTTGGTGCTATAGATGCTAAGACTTTCTCTGATGATATCCAACGTTTGTATAATGCAGGTATGTCTACAGTAGATGCGGATGAAGCGAAGAAAGCTTTGGATGCTGGAGCAGCGGCTGGACACGGTATTGCAGGTAGGGCTTGGCGTGGCTTTAAGGAAGTTGAATCAGCAAGACGTGCCTTTATGACTTCTCAGGTTGCTACAACCATGCGAAACAATATATTTGGTGTAGCCATGACAGGCATTGATATGCTTGACCAAGTTAATACTGGTATATACCGCCTTCTTACAGGGCGTGGTAAAGAGGCTATGTCTACATTCAAAGGTACAGTGGATACGTTTAACTATCTTACTAAAGATAATGCTGTAGCTGAAGCTATGATGAAGATTCTACGACAGGATGCACCAGAGACACTCTCACGTGTATTCCAGGATGCTGCAATGGCAGAGAGTTCACTTGTATCAAACTCTGTATTAGCTAGGATGGGTAAAGGGTTCAACGTACTAAACACAATGTCAGACCACACGTTCAAGAAGGCAGTTATTGCTGGTAATCTGGATCGACAGTTTAAAGCTAGAGGCAGCAGTCTCCTAAAGGAGATGGAAGCAGGGCGTTTAGGCAACATATCAAATGAGATGCTTACAGAGGCTCTTGATGAGAGTTTATCATTTACCTTCCAGCGTAAGTTTGGCAGTAAGGGTTCATCTGCAGAGAGCCAAATAACTAAAAAGATTGTAGATGGTATCAACAAGAGTGGTCTAACTTTGCTTATACCTTTTCCACGGTACATGGCTTCACAGGCTAAGTTTATTAGTGACTACACAGGCCTAACTCTTATACGCCGTTTAGGTACAGGACGTAAGATTGCTGATGAAGAGTTTGGCAAGGCAGCAAGTGGTGCTGCTATGTTTGGTGCTTTGTATGCTGTACAAAAAGGCAACATTGAGAATGACCTAGAGTGGTTCAATGGTCAAACAGATGATGGTCAGACTTATGATGCACAGGCTGCGTTAGGACCAGCTGCTATGCATGCCTACCTAGCAAACCTAGTGGCTCGTATCCAAGGTGGACATGAAGTTAAGGATACTGCAGCCATTAAGAAGGATATTGTAAAGATCACCGTAGGTACAGAGTTCCGCCCAAGTGGTACAGCTGTAGATAAAGCTATACGCTGGGCAGAGACAGGTGATAATAAGGCATTCTATGATTGGGTGGGGGATACGTTTAGTGCCTTCACTTATCCTGCAGCAGTAGTGAAGGACTTCTATGGGCAGCTTGACCCAAGGGCCTCTTACTTTCCAGAGACACGGGACGCTACAGTGAGCTTGTTGGAAGCATCAGGGCCAATGGAAATGGCAATGTCTACTTATCAGCGTATAACACGCCAGCTGCCTGACTTTAATAGTGCCACTATGGCTAATACTCTTGATGAAATGACAGGGATTAAAATGGACCCTAAGAAGATGGAGGGCTTTCTAGAGTTCTTTAAGTCTTCTACACGGGCTACCTTCCAGACTGACTACCTAGAAAATACAGATGAAGGCTATGACGCTATTCGTATGGACATCTTTGGTGAGGGGCCTCTACGTGCTACAAACCCCTTTCTCAAACAGATCTTGGGTATCTCAGGTAAGCCACGCTCTAATGTGTTGCAACGGGAAATGGTAAAGCTTCAGTTAGATCCATTCCTAATCTACAACCCTTACCGTGAAAAGAACCCTGCAGTCTCTATCTTAGCAGAACAATCTATGCAGGGTCACTTGTTAGATGAGATGAAGAAACTCATTAGTTCTACTCTGTATCAATCCTCTACTGTAGAAGAACAGAAGCTACTTCTTTCAGGAGGCAATGGCTACACTGAGAAGTGGGAAAATGTTAAGGGTATAAAAGACTATGTAAGCATGGCACGTAAGAATGCACGTGAGAACTTAGCTCTTGCTGCATCAGATCCTAAGTATCAAGGTGACTACATAAACTGGACTAGAGGTCGCTTACAGGCTCTTGGTCCTGCAGATCGTAAAACTCTGGCACCTATGTTTCAGCGGTATGCTGTAGGTACAGACTACGAGGGTATGACAATAGAAGAAAGCATTGCTGATATAAAAGCAGACAAGGATATGAATGAGCGTGAGAAAGACATTAAGATAACCACGCTAATCAATTACTACTTAGCAATGGAGTAAAGCAAGAGGGGCCACACTAAGCGGCCCCTTTTTGTTATCGTATACCATGTGTCTTGGCACAATGTTTAGACCAAAGCACGAAGGCAGTTAAATGCTCTAGTGCTTTTTCTTTTTCTTCGCTAGGCCAGAGTTGCTTGTTAATAAAGTATTCAATCTCTTCTGTATTCCTAGCTAACTCTTCGTAGAACTTAATGCGTGTGCCTTCTACGTGCGCCTTAGCTTCCTGTTCTAACTTCATTAGATACTTCTCTCTGACTCAAATGTGTATAGACTCTTTATGATAGTACTCTTTGTATCTTCACAGACAGAGGCATTCTTACTAAGGTTCTCCGCTGCAGGTATGACCTGTAAGTTACCACTCCAGTGAGGCCCACCATCTGCTAGAGGCCACATATGATCTACATGGTGTTGCAATCCTGTGGCTTTACTTAGTATGTTACTCAGCTTGTATATCCCTACTAAGCGTTTCTTCTCGCGAATGCATTCACGTAGGTGTACAGGTATCTGTTTTAGCTTTAAGGCTCTTCGTTTTGCGTTTGAAGCGTATTCAGAAGCCTTGTTGTTTCTATAATAAGCCCTTCTGTATAAGTTCCAAGCCTCTCTGTTAGCTTCTCTATAAGCTTTTTTTCTATCCTTGTATCGATCTTTGAAGACACTTTTGTTAACTTCGTAATATGCTTTTTTCTTTATAAGTATCTCAACCTTGTTATCTTCATACCAATCTTTTTGTCTTACTCTCACCCAATCCTTGTTAGCTTCTCGCCAAGCTTTCTGACCAGCAGCTACTACATCTTTATTAACTTCTCTATAAGCTTTTCCTACTGTAGCTATCTTTTCTTTGTTAGCTTCTCGCCAAGCTTTATTTACTGCAGCTATCTTTTCTTTGTTAGCTTCTTTATAAGCCCTGCTCTTAGCATTTCTTTTTTCTTTGTTGCGTTCATGGTAAGCTTTATCTACTGCAGCCTTTTGTTCCTTGCTCTGAGCCATCACAACCCCTCCTTCATAAACACCTTGACCCACTCTGCACAGATACCACTACGCACAATGTCATCAATACCAAACTCAACTACTGGTGCATCTAACATGTACTTCTTAGAGAGATGTATGACCTTAGCTAGACCAGACGTACCCTTAAGATCTGACTGTTGGATATCACCGTTGAGTACAATAGTACTGCCTTCGCCTACCCTAGTCAACAGCATCTTGATCTCACTGATCTCAATGTTCTGTGCTTCATCTACGATAATGAATGCATCATCAAAGCTACGCCCACGCATGAGCGCCAGTGTTGCTACTTCAATGTTACCTGCCTTCAGTCCTGTATCAACAGCACCACGCCCTAGATGTTTAACCAGTACGTCTAACACAGGTAGTGCCCAAGGCTGAGCCTTCTCTTCAAGCGTTCCCGGCAGGAACCCAATGTCTTTACCTACAGCTACGTGAGGGCGTGTGATAACAATCTTGTCAATCTCTTTTAGTGTATACAAGTCTGCAGCACATGTAGCTGTAACGTAGGTCTTACCAGTACCAGCAGGACCAAGTATCAACACCTGCTTGCTACTAGCAATGGCATCAATTAGCTTACCTTGGTTAACTGTCTTTGGTACTATACCTGATACAGGCTTAGAAGAGGCTCCCTTGTAGGTTGTCTTCCTTCTTGTGCGTGTCTGCTTTTTTGGTGGCTCTAATGTGTCGGTGTTCATTTAAGTTATCCAGTATTGTTATTGCCTGCTGTAACGGTATCTTAAACCACTCTCCCTTGGAGTCAAGTGACAAAGGCAGTGCCCTAGTGTGTGCCTCTTTTTCTGCCTTACGCCTATCATTAGATGCAACAGCATGTTCCAACACAAAGTCACGCATAGGGCTGCTGGTTTGGTAACCGTTGAGCCTATCTTCTGCATCAATAGCCATGCCTATCTTAACCCATCCAGGCCAAGCTTTGTTAGTGATGACGTATACATAACCCTCTTTAATGTTAGCTAACTTATAAGTCCCCTCAAAGGCTGCATCATTAAAGTTTTTGTATCTACCTGCTTTGTGTAGAGGGTGATCTTTATGTATGTATTTGCCATTTACGTACATCCTATTTGGGTTAGATACCTTGACATTAGACTTTAGTGATAACTGCATGCGACAGGGTCTACATATTTTGCTCCCGTAGTCTGACTTGTACTGATTGTCTGTACTTAATAATACGTCACATGTATTACAATGCATTACGCTTCCTCCGGTACTTTGGCACATAAGTGAACTAGCTTTGGTGTGTTCTCCATGATGGCTGGTATGCCTTGATATAACTGGTCTAATACATTTACCGCCGCACTATTGCAGGAAGCATATGTGTTATACAAAACAGGAGACGCCCGAATAAACGGAACATCCCCTGCAAAGTATGCTACTACAACTAGGACATACATTACCCTGAGGTTGCCGCCGCTACAGTAGCAACAGGTTCAAACAGTGCCTCAAGGATACCGTTGCCTACCATGACAATCATAACGAATTGTATTACTTCAAACATCTTTATTCCTTTCAAGTTGTTGGACTAACTCTTTATAACCACCTACGTAGTCACCTTTGCTATCCCATATTTGTGGTACGGTTTTCATACCAGCTTCTTTTATGAGCGTCAACAGCCACCTACTACTTGGTGTATCAAGAGAGTAAGACGTGAAGCTTACCCTCTCTTTGCGTAGTAGATACTTAGCCTTAGTGCAGAACTCACAGTTAGTTGTTCCTAAGACTATGTAGCTCATACCAGATCTACAATCTCGCAGCTGTCACCAGAACAAGCAAGTGTTTGACTACCTGCAGTGTTGTCTTCGTTCTCATACTCATCTAGTTTTGACCAATCAATAGTCTTAGGCATCAGAGACAATAGTGTCTTATAGTCAGACTTACCACACTCCTGATAAGGAGCTTGCTGGTACGTATGCTCATTGAATGGCAGGAAGGATACCCCTGACATCTCATCAAAGTGTTTGTACACAAAAGCACCTACTTCAAACCATTCATCATTCTTCACGTTAATAGTAACGGATGGCTTATGCTCACACCAGTTACGCTGGTATGCTAACCACATCTCTAGCTGTTCAATAGCAGTCATGTCAGCGGTACACACTGCATTATCTGGTGCCTTCATAGGAAAGCTGAACACTGTAGTCTGATCTGGTTTAAATACCTCAGGTGCATTAGGAATACCTTGATCCTTCATGAACTGTGTTACTGGATCTTTGTTGTCACCACGTACAGTGCGAATATAATAGGGGCTGTGACGTGCGTGAATACCACTAGCGGAGTCAACAAGTTGAGATACGGTTCCCGAAGGTTTAACACAGCTGATAGCAGCACTAACAGGGATGCCAAGGCGCTCAGCCCACTCAGCGTTAGTAGTAACAGCAACATTACGTAAGTGATCAAGGGTCTTATCCAATCCTTTGTTCTTCAGTGTCATGAGAGGGTTGTCCATGATACCTGTCAGTGACACACCCAACAGACGTTCAGCTTCAGTGTTTGTTGCCCAGATCTTACGCAAGTAGGGCATCTTAGTATAAGTAGACTGAATTGTACCCATGATAGTAGCTAGGCGTACCTTTTCAGATATTGTATCAATAGTATCGGTTGCACGTATAACGCACTCTGTTAGGTTGCAAAACTGATATGGAAGTAATATTATTTCGCTGCAAGGATTTGTTCCGAACTCATGGTTAGGGTCACGGCGACCATTCTTTGCTGCTTGCTTCTTAGATGCTTCACGATTGAAGATGCCACGCTCACCAGAGCCAGACTCTACAAGCGACATCCACTCACGCATAAACGACAGGCTATCAGGCTTCTCAGTATAGGCTACAGAGTTATTAGCTAAGGCACGTTGTGGATTGTTCTCCCACCATGAGCCAGACTTAGCAGTACGCATACGATCATCACTAAGATTACTCAATGAAATCATGGCGCTGCGCCGAACTCCACCAACTACCACTACCTCGCCAATCTTACACATGATGTCATGACACTCAATGGATGAAAGCTTACGTCCCTCTGATTTCTTGAATGAATTGATAGTGAAGTTAAACAGATCCACCAATGGTGCTGGGCCTGATGCCCTACCGCCAAACGTCTTAAGAGGTGCACCAGCAGCGCGTACCTTAGAAACGTCCCACGTTGGGATTTCACCAGCATACAGGAGTGCAATCAATTGACGCAAAGACTTAGCCCACCCCTCCTTACTATCCCTGACAACGATACTAGTCTCGCTCTGGAAGAGTTGTGGCACCTCTGGGAGCTTAGTGATGAACTGGCGCTCGACACTGAAGCCAACGCCAGTACCACAGAGGAGGATAAACATAGCCTCATCGAAGGACTTAAGGTCATCTACGGGTAAGAAGCTACAGTTATACATGCAAGTATTGTCCCGCTCTGATGCGGGGCCTGCAGTCATGAGCGCTCTCATAGATGGCATAACTTCTAGGCCCAATATAGCTTGCTCTAATTGATCTGCTGTCTTCTTATCAACCTTATCCCCCACAATGTTCTTGACGTAACGGGATACTGTGTCTCCCCACGATTCACGCCCAGTGCCCTCAAAGTATTTAGCATAGCGTGACTTGTGGATAAAAGATTGGTAGTCGGTTGGTAGTTGGTTGCTCATTTCATTTCCTCATAAAATAGTTTCATCATACTCATACCAGATCACTTAAGTCTGGTGCTTTATAGTTAGGCCCTTTAAGAACCTTACCGTCTTCACGGAAGATAGGCTTACCGTCAGTGCCTAGCTTGGACATATTGCTCTGGTGTACAAGCTGGAAGGCATCAAACACAGTGCCGTGCCCGTAGTAACTTTCAGCATTTTCAATCTCATCATGGGCATCCCCCATTAAATCCATCCATACACTGGTTTCTGGTGCACCTAAAAACTCTATGAAGTTGCCAGTAGTTACAGTATCAAAACCTTCAATAACGTAGAGCAGATCAGCTATCTCTTTAAGGTGTGCAGCCGTACCAATAGTCTCTGCCTGAGCCTCTTCTAGTTCTTCTTTAATAAGCTTTAACCACAGCCGTGGGTCAAGTGATGCCTTAAAGGTATAGATAAACTCCTGTAAGCATTCCTCTTGTGTTGGCACTCTGAATGCCTCAATATCTGTTGCGTTAATCATAACCTCTCCTTCACTACCAAGTTTTTAACTTCAATGTCATCCACGTCATAGAACGTATCAACAATCATATCTCTTACATCATCTTCGTGTGCGTCTTCATAGGACGATAAGATGTTGTTATTACTATCTACAGTGACCAACATTGTCACCCCGAATTGCTTAACACTCATTTGTGTTTCTCCGCAAGTGCTTCATTCATTTTATTAAGATACCACCCTGCCTTCTTCATATCTTCCACGGGGTTAGCCTTATAGCGATATCTGTGTTGGTACTTAACCATGTTACCGTGGCAGTACGCAATGTAACCGTCTAAACCTAGCACCTGCTTGATGTAGTCGATGCATTCAATGCCACCCATGTTATAATGCACAGGTCGATCAACAGGATCAAAGTGCTTTAACTCAGGATGCTGATCACCTACATACTCTGTGTGTGGTAATAGTTCTTCTTTCATGCGTTACCCTCTGTCTTAGTCCATCTGTTTAATCTTATTACGTTGTTACCCTCAGGTGGATCTGGTTCATCATCTAACAGCCAACCATCTACTTCTTCCAGTAAGCCATCACGATAAGCTACAACCTCATCAAGAGCCTTAGGGTTATCATTAGCCCATGATAGGAAAGCAGCCATCAGAGTTATATAGTGAACCATAGTACTCTGTGTAGACCTTTCTATGGTTGACTCAGAGGATGCAGCAATACCTGTCTCAATGTGACCTGTCCACTCATCACCCTGCATTACAGGTCTAACGATCAGTGCCATCTCATCATCTGATAACGTATAACTCATCAGTCTTTCCTTTTTGTTTTTAGTACCACTACATCTGTAGTAGCCCTAGATCCTGGCTCAGTCAACCACGCCTCAGGTATAACTCTGTTTGCCCACAGGAAACTGTTCTTGTCGCACCACTCAAAGTAGCGGCTCTTAGCACCCTTATAAAGCTTAGCATTCGCGTTACTGAATACGAACCTTATATCTAACTCTGGATGTTGTTGCTTTATTGCAACATGTTTCCTGCGATCTTCATTATCGAATATACCCTTTGTCTCCACTATGATGCCGTTGTCTAACTCAAAGTCAGGAGTGTACTTGCGGTAGCGTAGGTCTTCCCACTCTATCTTTAGTAACTCATACTTAACTATCTTCTGTCTTGGAGTTAAAAAAGCAGCGGCCTCTTTCTCAAGACCACTGCGATAACGGCGAGAGTTATGTACTCTTGCAGTTGTTCTTTTTGCCATCCTAATTGTATTCCTCCGCTACAAACGTATAGTCTACTTCAGGTGGGTTCTTAGCCTTGCTCATGATGCTTGGCCTTGGTGTTAGGTTAGTGTGACACTTGTGTTTAAAGCTACAGAACTTGCAGCCATTCGGCAGTACCCAGTTGCCTGTCTCTTTACGATAGAACGTTTCCTTAACTGGCTCAAAGCAACGCTCAAAGGGTTCATCATTATCAATGAAGTCCACGGTAGCTTGTATGTCAGCTAAGACCTTCTTCCGGTCCACCATAGAGGCGTCTACATACTTAAACTCTCCATTGCCTTTGTTGACTACCCACCAGCCACCTACATCAACTCCTGCGGCCTCTGCGTAGCCTACAAGCTGTGATACATAGCCGAAGCCATCTCCATCAGCTAGACTATCAAAGGAAGCAAACTTATTAGTGTAGGACCAAGGTGAAGCAGACTTAACATCGTCAAGCTTACCATCCATGATCATGTCATACTCACCGTTGATCTTACGACCATTGGCTAACTCAAGTGTAACCCTATCATTGTCTTGGAAGTCCACACCAGCCTCATTAAGGATGCCTTTAAATACTGCCTCAACAATATCTCCAAGCATCATGTTCATCATGAAGTGGGGTGGAAAGGGTGTCTTATCTGCTGGGTCATTCTTATCAAACCACAGCTGACACTTAGGGCGACCTATATTGGACATACGCAAACGAAACTCATCACGTGGTCCACTATCAAACTGCTTAAGTAGTGCAGCCTTCACATCGGAGGCGACCTTATCAGCCACCTCCTCTGAGAATGAAGTCTTCCCTGCAACAGCCCTCTGAAAGAAGCTATAAACTTTAAGTTCTGCAGGGTGTTCCATTAGAATGGTGCCTCATCTACATCAATGATAGACGATACAAGATCTGTATCTTCCTTTGACATACTTGAACCAGACCGCTCATGATGCAGGTCCATGATCTTTGTATTGATGTAGGAGATCAGTTCCAAGAAGTCTTGGAGCGTCTGATTATCCCCGTCAGAGAGTTCAACCGTATCAGCTACAGCAGACTTGAAGTAAGCATACTGATTGCCGTTTGGTAGATCTCCTATAACACCATCAACGCTTAAGTTAGCCATGATAGGTAGCAGGTTCTTCCGGTGTAGTGCAGACAGTGAACTATCCAATGCCTTAAGACTATCGCGGTTTTTAACGTCAAAGATAACAGGCATGTTGTTGATCTCTACTACAACAGGCTCACCCATTTCGTTCATTACGGAATCCACTGTAAGTGCACCCATAACAACCTTCACACGTTTAACACTACGGATGATGTCCTTTGTCTTATCTGGAAGAGCATTCCAATCCTCAATGTAACCAGATGGACGACCTAAGTTAAAGCCACCAACACTGTCAGCCAAGTCGCTGTTGACAGAGTTAGCCAAGACAGACTTTTCCATCTCGTTAGTGTCTGAGTTCCAGCGCTGCCACTGCTGACGCTGTGTGAATACCCGTAACTTAACGCTGTTTGCGTAATAGGTATCATCACCCATAGTGATCTTGAATGCACCGACACCGATCACCTCAGTGCGGAGCTTCTTGCCGTTTACTTCTATTTCACCCATCATAGGTGACTGTACTAGGTTCAGACGTGCAATCGTTGGACCACTAGAGGTAGGTGCTGACACCCCCATAAGTTCTGCCAATGATTTGCCTTCATGACCTGTTACTGATAGTTCTGTACTCATGTGTTTTTCCTTACATGTTTTAAGAGAGTCTTAGTTATACACTACACATCTTTTACGTCAAGCCAGTTAGGACCGATTTTTGACTCTAATAGTAGTGGTACGTTCATTTTTACTCCGTAAGCCTTTTCTATTAAGGTGTTAAGACCTTCGTTCATTCCATTAATAATCTGTAGCACTTTCTCCTTCTCCTCTGGGTGGATATCTATAACCACTGAGTCATGAACTGTGTTCACTAAGCATGACTGTAAATGATCCAACCTTCTCTCCATTTCTATCAACACAGCAGGAACCACATCACCTGTCGCAAACCCCTGTACTGGGTAGTTCTTGATCATGGTGAAGTGTGATACTCCTCCTCTTGCGTTGCGCTTCACGTCAGGGAAAGCATACTGT